GTGATGACATTGGAGGTAGCTGTGGAGAGATTTACGCTCTGGATCTCAACTGGTCGCTTAAGAAATTCGGAAATATCAGTATTAAATTCTGATTGACGTGCTACATTTGACCCTCTTTTACTAATTTCACCACTGACAACATCTGAGGTCATCATCTGCGTTGAAATTTGTGTTTGTGTGCTTTGTGAAGTGTGCTCTTCTTCTGTTTTATAATGATCGGCGGTCCAGTTATTATCAGATGCCTTATTGACCATTGCAGCATCTGAGGTCTCGATTTTGATCACTTGCGGGATCTTCTCTAAATAGAGACTTCGGGGAGCGCCCATGCGAGTGTCACAAACATATCCATTCTCTTCAAGATTATCGATTTTACCTTGTAAGCAGTAACTATATGTAAGGGTGCCTGTGGTTTTAATAAGGAAGCGGTCACCTTCTCCCTGGAGTACGTATTGATCAAAATCAATGGGATCCTCCATAGCCCAAGCTGTGGAACCATCACCAAGATAATATCTAGTTAATAATTCATATGATGGGAAATCATTTTTTCCAACGTATCCCTGCAATTTGTGATATTTAATGATGCGCTCAACTAAGGATTCGAACTCATTGAAAAACTTTTTTCCATGCATATAAGCCTCTCTCCAGGCGCTACTCATGACTTGTACAATCTGCTTCTCTGGCGTGATACTTTCAGACATTATTCCAGTAACTAGAGATTTATATATACTTTTAATACTAAGTGGAGCCACAAATCGACCAAGATTATCATGTATAACAAACGATCTTTTAAGAAAATCCAAATCCTTTTGGTTTGAAAGAGATAAGCCTCTCCATCTTTTGAAGCTGGAGTGAATTTCATGTCATATTTCTTGAGAGCTGCTTGGTATGTTGTAAAGTTGAATTTATCCTTAATAGTAGGGTGCACTGAAACAACTACATCATCACCATAGGTTACTGGTCTCACAAATTCACGAAATTGATCAACCGGTTTTCCTGTAGCGATAATAAAGCCAAATCTTAGATACACACTACCACAGATAGAATTTACAATGACAGTTAGCAAATGTCCACTAGGATTGTTTCGCAGGAAAGTTACTAAATCACCATTGAAGTTAACATAAGCATAGGAAATGTCATATGCAATACCACGCATGATCGTTCGATCATCATCAGTCAAAACCATATGTTTACCCATAAAATTGATAATACCATCAAATATTTCCATAATGACAAAAGCCATCATTTCTTTATCATATTTGGAATAATCACCATCAAAGAGATAATCACTAAAATCAAATAGATAATGAGCGATAGAATCACAATCATAAGAGTGGGCATTTGTTCCGACGGCACATTCAAAATCTAGACGATTACGCTGCATAACACGAATAAAGGATAAAAAATATTGTCGACCTAAGATAAGGTGTACAACATTTTGACCCATAAATACTCTTGTGTTTTGTTCTGAAACTTTCTTGAATTCACGAGGTTCATCTTTGAGTGCGCCCATAAATACGAAACAATTGCGTCGTCCTTGTCTGTATGTTTCCAGACAATTATCTAACATATTTCTAATTTCTGGTTTAGGCACCCAGGTTTTAAAACCATTATCATTACTTTCAAAGAAGTGTTGCTTCATGGTGTTAAACGGAAAACCAGCTGAAGTACTCATATCAATTCGGTCAACTCCTCTCACACCTTCTTGTCCATTGATAGCTACTTCCTCACTAACAATTTCTAATAAATGTAGCTCCTTGCATCGTTCCGTCACACAATCAAAGTAATCCTCTACGCAATTCTTAATCACGTGATATGGTAATGAGAAATCTTTTTTAACCATAGGAAGGGCCGCTAGTCGCCATGGACCCCATCCTTTCAAGACCGGAGCAGTATGAGTTTCAGCAAAACCCTCGTGTTTAATCAAATAATCCGCAATAAGAGTTTTACTCACTTTCGATTTTGGATTAGAGTGATGACCTTTAAGTGAACCAAATTCTGTTACACATCCCTTCTCAATAAAATTGAAAATTGAACGTCTATCTAATCCCTGGAGTGAGTAATCTCTCTGTGAACAATTTAGATTAGGAGTGCCCATATCAATAGGGTTTTTATCCTTCATAAATTCACGGAGTGATTCGACAGTCACATGTGTAGCAACGGCACTTCTTTCATAACCCATAACATGGAAACCCAAGATTGCATATCCTAATTTTGTTTCTGCAATTAATGGACAACCAC